GCTTTCTTTGCTGATCAAGATAAGTTTAAAGAACTATATGAAAAGTACGAAAGAGCTCATAGTATTAGAAAGAAATCATTACCAGCACTTGAAGTATTTCAACAATTCTTAACTGAAAGAAAAGATACAGGTAGAATATATCTTATGAATGTTGATCATGCAAATGAACATGGCGCATTCGATCCAGAAGTTGCTCCAATACGCATGAGTAATTTATGTTGTGAGATTGATTTACCTACAAAACCATTAAATAGTTACGATGATAGAGAAGGAGAAATATCTCTTTGTACTCTATCAGCAATCAATTGGGGACTTATAAATGAACCATCTGAATTTGAAAAATACTGTGATCTTTCTGTCCGTGCTCTTGATGAGTTACTTGACTATCAAGGGTATCCAGTCGCCGCTGCTGAAAGAGGTACGATGGGCAGAAGGCCTCTTGGTATTGGGATTATAAACCTAGCATATTTCCTTGCAAAAAGAGGACTTAAATATGATGAATCAGCTTATGAAATTGTAGATGAATATGCTGAAGCATGGTCATATTATTTAATAAAAAGTTCAGCAAACCTTGCTGTTGAAAAAGGAAAATTGATATATAATAATGATACGAAGTACTCTAAAGGAATACTTCCGATCGATACTTATAAAGAGGCGATAGATACATTAGTAGCGAATAGAGAACGCTTACCGTGGAAAGAGTTAAGACAACAACTCAGAGATACAGGTATCAGAAACTCTACGTTAATGGCATTGATGCCTGCTGAAACAAGCGCCCAAATTAGTAACAGTACGAATGGTATTGAACCACCAAGAGCTTTGGTATCGTACAAACAGAGTAAAGATGGAGTGATGGCTCAGGTTGTACCTGGATATCATCATCTTAAAAATAAATACGATCTCTTATGGGATCAAAAAACACCAGAAGGATATTTGGCAATATGCGGAATCTTACAAAAGTATATCGACCAAGGAATATCCGTAAATACATCTTATAATCCAGAACACTTTGAAGATAACAAGGTGCCTATGTCTGTGATGGTTAAAGATTTGGTGACAGCTTATAAGTATGGATTAAAACAATTATATTATTTTAATACGTTTGATGGTGCTGGAGAATTAAAAGAAGATGAACATCATACGTATGATAGTGGTACAACCACAATAGTAGATGATGAGGACTGTGAATCTTGCAAGATTTAAGAGAAAAGATAGAATTAAGAATGCAAATCCTTGAACAAATGATGGAAAGGAATATGCATATTAAAGACCCTGAGACAGTATTACAGTTTTTTGATAGACTTAATTATTGTTGGAGTGTCTTAAACGAAGAAGATAGAGACTTTATACATGGAGCGCAATTTGCTCTAGAAGAACAAATGGAATGGAATGTAGATGGGAATACTGAGTAAAAATAAAAAATCACATTTAGAACGTAATATGTTTTTTGATGAGAGTGTCGACATCGCAAGGTACGATCAAGTCAAATACCCTCAAATAGAAAAGATTACAGATAAACAATTAGGTTTCTTTTGGAGACCTGAAGAAGTTGATGTGTCTAAAGACAAGAAGGACTTCCATGAACTCACAGAACACGAACAACACATATTCACGTCTAATCTCAAACGTCAAATACTACTGGACTCTGTTCAAGGTAGGGCCCCGAACATTGCTTTCTTACCTATATGTTCGTTACCCGAAATTGAAAACTGGATTGAAACATGGTCATTTTTTGAGACAATTCATTCTCGGTCTTATACTCATATTATACGTAACATATATGCTGATCCTAGTAAAGTCTTTGATGAACTCTTAGATGTAAAAGAAATACTGGAATGTGGCAATGATATTGCATATTACTATGATGATTTAATCAACAATAATAACGGACCAACAAATAAAAAAGAACATAAAAGATCTTTATACATGTGTTTGTTAAGTGCGAACGCTCTGGAAGGTATACGTTTTTACGTATCTTTCGCCTGCAGCTGGGCGTTTGCCGAATTGAAAAAGATGGAAGGTAATGCAAAGATAATTAAATTTATTGCAAGAGATGAGAATACACATTTAGCTGGTACAACAGTCATGTTAAAAAGACTCTTAGAAGAAGATCCTCAAATGCAAAAGATCGCAAAAGAACAAGAACAAGAAGCAATAAAATTATTTACAAATGTAATAGAACAAGAAAAGGCATGGGCAGAATATCTCTTTAGAGATGGTTCAATGATTGGTTTAAATGAATCAATATTAAAAGACTATGTGGAATGGATTGGTTGTAAACGAATGAGAGCAATTGGTCTTCCATGTCCATACACAGTTCCTCAGATGAATCCACTGCCTTGGACGGAAAAGTGGATATCTGGAGGAAACGTACAAGTTGCACCACAAGAAACTGAAATAAGTAGTTATGTGGTTGGTGGAGTAAAACAAGACGTGGATGATAATACTCTCAAAGGTTTAAGCTTGTGAAGGAAGAAAAGATTCTACAAGTTGTTAACCTATCTCCATCAGAAGCATGGGTTGAAAAATTACATGATGTACATCCAATGAAACAAGTTGCAGTAGCTTCTGTAATACAAATTTGTGTATTTGGATTTATGTTATTAATGTTTAAAATTATAGGAATATTCGTATGAATGAATTAGGAAAGGCGTTATTAGGTACACTCATCATAGGAGTGTTTTTTGGATTTACAATATATCCAGATTTAGAATATACTGGTGTAGCAAGAGTACAAGCATGCACTGGTGAATGTTATGAAGAATATGTTAAATTAAATGGTACAGCAGTTGAGATTGAACAAAGAAAACAAGCTCTTGCAAATGAAGATCCATTTAGTTCAATAAGAGGTCTTTGGGCAGGTTGTGCAGCATGTCATGGACAAAATGGCGGTGGTATGGGAGCATTCCCTGCATTAGCTGGTCAATCATCAGACTATATTATTGATAGGCTTACAACTTATAAAAATAGAGGTCAAGTAGGACCAATGAGTTCTACTATGTGGGCTCAGGCAGGAATGTTATCTGAGCAAGAGATAAATACAATAGGTAAATTTATTGAGGAGACATTAAATGATTGAAATATACGGTAAAACACAATGTCCTTATTGTGATATGGCTAAAGCATTATGCGAGCAAAAGGGACTCGATTTCGAATATAAACTTTTTGGTGAAGACTTTTCAAGAGAAGAGCTAATGGAAACATTTCCAGGAGCCAGAACATTTCCACAAATAATCGTAGATGGTAACAAAATTGGTGGATATACGGAATTAAAAGAACATCTATCATGATATTAGAATGCGAATATTGTTATAATCGTATTGTAATTAAACCAGATGAGAGAGAAGTCAAGATCAATTTTTGCCCTCATTGTGGAGAACCAACTGACGATGATCTTGACGAATTAGATTTTGATGAATGATTGGATATACCAAGGACTAAAGTTTGAGCCTGATGAACCTTTTACATATGAAAGGTATGGTAAGGAATGGTATGGCTTTGTCTATTGTATTACTCATAGAGGAACTAATCGAAAATATATCGGAAAGAAGTTCTTCTGGTCTAAAAAAACTCTACCTATAACAAAGACTCGCAAAAGAAGAAAAATCACTTATGTTGAATCAGATTGGAGAGACTATTATGGCTCTAATAAACATCTGAATGAAGAAGTAGAACAACATGGAAAAGATTTCTATCACAGAGAAATACTACATCTCTGTAAAACTAAAGGAGAATGTGCCTATATGGAAACAAAAGAACAGTTTGATCGAGAGGTTCTTTTAAAAGATGAATACTACAATGGAATTATTAATTGTAGAATAGGTGCAAAAAGTTTAAAAAACTTGTTTACAAATGACTAAAAGTATGGTATAATATATACTATTATGGCAAAAATACTAAAGTTTCCTACGCGTCAGGAACTCGAAGAAAAAGAATCGATTAAAACACTTGATAATTACAGTGATAATTGTATAGATGGCGCGCACTTCTTACTCGAAGTTCTCGAGGAATTTATTAATACCGGCCAGGTACATCCAGATTTTATTGACATGAACTTTCGCGATGAGACAGTACAAGAGTCTCGTGATATGTTTGTTGTTGTCAATATGATAAATGCGATGTTTCAAAGATACTATGGTATGCCTCATCGCTTACATAGAGAGATGGACAGATCTTATATTGCCGTAAAAAAATTGATTGAGCTTAATGAAAAAGCTCAAGAAGAACTCGATGATTTCGATATAATATTTACTCCGGAGGAGCCTGATGATACTGATTGATTATAGCCAAATTGCTATTAGTAATATAATTGTACAAAAATTAAATGATGAAGATATGATAAGACATATGATACTGAATAGTATACGTATGTACAATAAGAGATATCGTGAACAATATGGCCAATTGGTTATATGTGCAGATGGTATGAATACATGGAGAAAAGAATTTTATCCGTTCTATAAAGCAAGTCGTAAAAAGAATCGTGATGAATCAAGTCAAGATTGGACTGAAATCTTTAGAATTCTACATCTTGTAAGAGATGAAATAAGAGACTATTTGCCATATAAAGTATTACATCTTGAAGGCGTAGAAGCAGATGATATTATTGGTACACTTACTATGCAAACACAAGAGTTTGGTATGGATGAACCAGTTATGATTGTATCCTCAGATAAAGACTTTATTCAACTACAAAAATTTAAAAATGTAAAACAATTCAGTCCAATACAAAAGAAGCTTGTGACTGATGACAATCCAAGAACATACTTATTTAATCATGTTATGAGAGGAGATAGTGGCGATGGTATACCTAATGTTCTCTCAGCTGATGATACATTTGTATCTGAAAAAAATCAAAGTCCATTACGTCAAACTAAAATAAATGAATGGTTAGAAAATGCAGATAACCTAAGAGAAGTAATGGATGAAGATACATATAGGAATTATCAAAGGAATAAAAAACTTATAGATTTAACTGATATTCCTGAAGATGTACAACAAACTATTATAAATAATTTTAATGGGCAAGCAAAAACGCCAAATATGAAAGTACTAAATTATTTAATAAAGAAAAGATGTAACAATTTGATTGAAGTCGTGGAGGAATTTTACAATGGCTAAAAAATTAATATCAGAAGTTTTAACAGAAGCTTCAAAACTTAAAACCAAACCAGAACGAGTCTCGTTTCTGCAGAAAAATAGATCACCAGCACTTATGGACATACTCAGAGTAGCATACGATGATGATATCGTATCAATGTTACCAAAGGGTGCACCTACATATCGTAAAGATGATGCTCCAGCTGGTCATGAATTTACAACATTACATAGAACACATAGAAGATTTAAATACTTCTTTAAAGGTCCTGTAGCGCAACAAACACCAGCATTACGAAGAGAAGGAATGTTTTTAAGCCTATTAGAATCTTTAAATGGAGAAGAAGCTGAATTGCTCGTAGCGGCAAAAGATAAGTCGCTAAAATATAAAGGTATCACGAAAAAATTGATTCAAGATACCTTTCCTAATTTGATTAAAAAGTAAGGAGGTGATCAACATCTATACTTATATTATGATAATATTAAAATTAATTAACAACATTTGGAGAATGCCTATGAGTTTTATTCAAATTGAAAGACTGAAGAAAGATATTTCTGAAGCACAATATTATCAAAGAAGATTAATTAAAAAAGGGAAGCATGTATTAGCTTATAAAATGGGTAAAAAGATTGATTACATGTCTCACATGTTGAATGATATAAAAGCAGTTTAGGAGGAACAGGCCGAGAGGCCGTAAGGCCTCTCATTTTACATTATGAATTTGTTTATATTAGATAATGATCCAGTGAAAGCAGCGCAAATGCAATGCGATATTCACGTTAATAAAATGATTGTTGAGTCAGGTCAAATGCTCTCAACAGTCCATCGAATGCTTGATGGCACGATGGAAAGAAGACTCTCTAAGTCAGGTAAAGTAAGAGTACAATACTGGAAACTTGATGATGAGAGAGAAGATATACTTTACAAAGCATGCCACTTCAATCATCCATGTACTATATGGTCAAGAGAAAGCGATGCAAACTATCAATGGCATTATGAACATTTTATTGCTCTTTGTAAAGAAAAAGAATATCGTACAGGAAAGGTACATTTGACTTATACAAAATTACATGAAGTACTTAAAACTCCACCAAAAAATATTCCCATAGGTTCAATGACACCATTTAAACTTGCAATGAAGAGTAATCCAGAATGTATCTTTGAAGATGCAGTACAATCTTATCGAGCATTCTATCAAACAAAACAACATAGATTTAAAATGAATTGGACAAAACGTAACGTACCAGAGTGGTTTGTATATGCCTAGTTATAAATTTTTAGAACATAGATATACCTTTAAAGGAAACTTTGCTTATGCAGCTGACTGTATAAGACATTCTTTAGATATGATGGGATATGCTGAATCAGAAACAGAAGAAGCAGATCTTTATATTTACAATCATACATGCAGAGATTTAGAACCTGATATGCCAGAGAATTCTATTATCTTTAAACCAACAGCACCAACTAGTAAACATTTTCAAATATGTGATTTAGGATATGCAAATTCATCTGATATTACTTTTGAAGAACCAATGTATGAATGGAAAAAAGTTCGTGATTATGAATGGAATGAAGTACAAGATTTAATTAAAAGAAGAGCAAATAAGTGGGATGATTCCATAATGCTTAAATGGCCTGACGCTGAAAATGTAAAAGAAGATCATATATTAATCATAGGTCAAATGCCAGAAGATGAAACAGTAATGGGATTTGGTTTTGGTGATCATTGGAAAAAGATGTGTATGATTATTGATAAGTTAAACGATAGAGATAATCTTGTTATTAAATTACATCCAAGAATACGTAAAGCGTCACATCGTATACGAGATATAAATAAACAAATAGAAATTTGGGAAGAAGCTGGTCATCAAGTATTTAGTGGATATGAATCAATTCATAGCGTATTACCACATACAAGAGTAGCAATTACAGAAAATAGTACTGCTGGAATAGAATGTATGATGCATGATGTACCTATTATTTCTTATGGATATCCAGACTATCATTGGATTACAAAAGATTTAAGAATTCTTACAAGACTTAATAAACATGTAGATGATTTATCTTGGTGGAATATATCTAATAGTAGAAAGTTTTTATTATGGTATATGTTTGAATACTTATGCTATGATATACCATCAACAATGAAGAGATTAGAGGAATTAATATAATGCCAATATATGAATTTATGAACGAAAATACTGGTGAAGTTGAAGAACATATGATGAAATATTCAGAACAAGAACAGTTTCTCAAAGACAATCCACATTTAAAACGAGGTATATATTCTGCACCTGGAATAGATTTTGATGGTGGTAAAGGAATGCTTTCTAGAGCTGGTGATGGTTGGAAAGAAGTACAATCAAGAATTAAAAGTGGATTACCTCCAAGGTTACGTGATAATATAAAAACTAAATAATGCAAAGACCAAGTAAACTTAGAAAAGAACATTTAAGAAAATTAGAACCTTTAACCAAGAATCAAGAGCTTGTATTTGATTCATATGATAAAGGTAATCATCTTATATTGTCTGGTTCTGCTGGTACAGGTAAAACATTTCTTGCTACATATCTTGGTTTGTCATCAGTACTTGGAGATGAAAGACAAGATAAAGTTGTAATCGTAAGATCAGCATTACCAACAAGAGACATGGGATTTCTTCCTGGTGAAAAGGAAGAGAAAGAAGCAGCATATATGGACCCATATATTTCTATTGTGAATGAACTCTTTCAAGATAAAGAAGGTTGGAAAAAGATGGTTCAATTTAAACATGTTGAATTTCTTACAACATCTTTCATAAGAGGTATTACGATACAAGATGCAGTAGTCATTGTTGATGAAGCTCAAAACTGTAACTTTCATGAACTCTGTAGTATCATTACAAGACTTGGAGAAAACTGCAGATTTATATTGTGCGGAGATTATTATCAAAGCGATTTCGTAAAGCAAAACGAAAAAAGTGGTTTATATTCATTTATAAATATCATTAATAATATGAAATACTTTGATCATATTGAGTTTGAGTGGAGTGATATTGTAAGAAGTGGATTGGTAAGAGACTTTATTATGACTAAAGAAATGTTAGAGAAAAAAGAATTATGAAATTTGTACATGAACCCATTGATCTTGGTTATAATGATCTTGAAGCAGTTACAGGAGATAAAGGTAGATTCTATACCGATCCTGAAGGAAATAAATACGCATCAGTTACAACTGTTCTTTCAATACTTTCAGAAGAAGCAATACAAGCGTGGCGTGCGCGCGTAGGCGAAGAAGAAGCAAATCGTATCTCTCAACAAGCAAGTTCTCGTGGAACAACAGTTCATAATATAATCGAAAAATATGTAGCAAACGATCCCGAATATATTAAAGATGAAATGCCACATAATGTTCAAACATTTAAAGATGTTCAACCTATATTAGATGATTGTGTTACTAAGGTATATCAACAAGAAGCTCCTCTCTTTTCAAAACATTTAGGATTAGCTGGAAGAGTGGATTTAGTAGGCCAATGGAATGGAGTGAACTCTATTATCGATTGGAAAACATCAAGAAAATTTAAAAAGAAAGAATGGATATCTAGTTATTTTATGCAGTGCGCAGCTTATGCGATTATGTGGGAAGAAAGAACTGGAATGCCAATTAAACAATTAGTAGTATGTATTGCTGGTGATGAAGGACCACAGGTCTTTATTGAAGATCGTGATAATTGGACAACAGATTTAATAAATACTATCAACGAATATAAACGCAGAAAACTATTTGGGAGATAGAAATGGCAAGCAATTATAGAGGACGAATTTTAGATACTGTAAAACAACATGCAAAAGCACATGTTGAAAAGCATCTTATGAATGTTGAAGTTTTAGTAGGATCACATGTTGGAGTAGCAGAACATCCAGATCTTATTGAAACTGTAGAAAAAGAGCTTATGGAAGCAGCTAAATACCAAGACATATTAGACATGCTAAAGCAAGTCAGTTAAGCAAAAAATCTTATAAATAGATATTTACAAATAACACAAAATGTGGTATAATATCTATTATGTACAGTTTTAGCGAGTTTATAACAGAGGGAAATAAAGGTCTTACGATATTTGATATCGATGACACTATGTTTATTTCAAAGGCTCGTGTAATTGTAAAGAATAAAAATAATAATAAAGAAAAAGCTTTATCACCACAAGACTTTAATAGTTATAAGTTAAGTAAAGACGAATACTTTGACTTTGGTGAATTTAAATCATCAAAAATATTTTATCAGACTGCAACACCAATTGCACGAATGGTAGCAAAGGCAAAAGCCATAATTAAAAATGCTACTGCAAAAGGTTCAAAGGTCATTGTAGTAACTGCAAGAGCAGATATGGATGATAAAGATCTCTTTATTAAAACGTTTGAAGCTCATGGTATACCAATGAAAAATGTATACGTTGAAAGAGCTGGTAATATGGGTGGTAAGAATAGCGCAGCAAATAAGTCTATCATCTTTAAAAAATATTTAAAGACTGATGAATATGCAAGAGTAAGACTTTTCGATGACCACAAAGAAAATTTGGATGCTTTATTAGATTTAAAAAGAGAGTTTCCAAATGTTGAAATGTTTGCTTATTTAGCAAATAAAAATGGTAATGTTAAAAGAATTAAGTGATATATAATAAATTAAAAAGTGCAGCCTACGGCGAAGGTAGAAGATTTTTTCGTTGGTGGTTGCAGTGGAGTGGGAGAATATAATGCCAACAAAATTAGGTAAATCGCATACAACAATAGATCGAGCTACTAAAAAAGCTACAACAGTACATCCGTACATAAAAGGATTTAGTAAAACAGAATTAATCGAAAAATATAATAATTCAAGTACTCGTCCTAAGGATAAACAAAAAATCAAAAATGAACTTGTACGTAGAGGAGGAGTTGTTTTTGAGTAAGCAAGCTGAATATCGTAGAAAGACTTACGGTTTAAGTAACTATCGTAAAGGTTTACAAAGAAAAGAAAGAAATCGTAGACTTTTAGGACTTGGTGTAGCAATTGCTTTTTTAATTATAGCAGGATATTTATTTTTTAATAATGGGTAAATTAAGAAAAATATTTAGAAATTGGTTTGATAAACAAATAGAGAAATCATTTCAAAGACAAGCAGATAAATTATTTTTAAAGGATTGGAACAAGAAATATGGCAACGAAAAATGATATTACAGGTGACGCAATAAAAACAAAAGTCACAAGTAAATCCTATTTAGATAATTATGATGCTATATTTGGTATAAAAGGTCGTAAAAAAACTCCAAAACATGGTGCAACGCAAATTCACAAGGATAAGACAAAACAGATACCGAGAGATTATAAATATAATAATATAGAGGAATAGATATGAGTATAGACATTAATGCTTTTGATTTTGGTTTTACCGCGGTAGACGAGAATGAATTAGAAGCAGTACAAAAATTATCAAATGAAGCTTCAACAGTTTCTGCAGCTGCAGAAGAGAATGAAGAGAAGCTAAATAAATTGTATAATGCAATTTTGCCTTTATTATCAAATTTAAAAGCAAACCCAGAAAAGGATTATATTTACTGGCCAAATAGAACAGAAAAAGTAGAAGCCTTTGAAGATCACATAGCAGGAATTATTAAGTAATGGCATTACCAAGCTCAGGCGAATTAAAAATGGGAGGTGCTGGAACAAACAGTATTGCTCAAGAAAAAGCAGGAACAACTTCTGGTACACCATCAGCGGTTGAAAATGTATCATTAAGAGGATTATCCGTTGATGGTATTAATGATTTTACATATACAGGCGGAGCAGCTGTAGATATCACGGGTACACCAAACGGTACTGCACCTTATGCAATGTCAGAGTTTCATGGATATAGTCAATTTGCTTGGGGAACACCAGGTCCAATTTTTGTTAATGCAACTTATCCATTTAGTGGATATCAAGAAGATAGAGATGGTAGTGATACTTGTTATGTTACCTCTTGTAATATGGTATTAAATACAAGTACAAAATCTATTTCATTTACCTTTACTAATACTGATGACCAAGGTGGATTCAGTGTAAATTTAGGTTCAACAAACACTGCTACACTTTCGTATACTGGAACTATTAGTTCTTTAGAAGCTAGATTTGTTCATTCAGGAGAAACCATAACTGTTGATAGTAGTTCATTTCCTGATGATGGAAGAGTTATAGAAATGTTTAGTAATAGTTCGCACTTATCATCAGCAAACGTAGCTAATAATGCTGCGACTGGTACTTCTGCACAAAATGATATATCATCCGGTGCAAGTGGTACATATCAATCTCTAAGAACTACTTCTGGTAATATGTCAATTGCTTTAGCTGTAATGTCTGATGATTGTTCGCAACAAGAAGCTTCTATAGGAAAAATAGAATGGGGCAGCGGCGATACTGTAAAAATACAATTAAGAGCAAATGGAAGTAAAGTAGTAGATTTATACACTAGAACTGGTGGATTCTTCTTTATGGAAGCCCAAACTACTGAAGAAGGTACAAGTTAATGTTACCAAACATTGATAAGTTTATATTATGTTTAGAAGAATATAAATTTTTAGAAGTATTTAATAAATGGGAAACTTATCTTTGGAGCAATTTTCCATATAATTATACTTGGGATATAGATATAATGTTTATTGGTGAACCATCTGAAGAGCTTGGAAAAAGAATAACTCATTTTCAAAAATATACAATGGATAAATATGAAATGAAAATTGATGAACAAGTGTTTGAAGATACTAAAGTATTTAGACATATAGAAGAATATGAGAGATTAGGTAGTATGCAATTTGATGGCAGTATAGTAAAATATAAAACAAAAAAATACGACCATAGAGAACCTATATACCATAATAAATATTTTTGGAAATATATTTTAAATTCTATGAATGAAAAAAATAAATTTAAGGTAGGAAAAGCAAATTTGCATTATCCAATTTTAATAGAAGATTTTATAAAATTAGTTTTTAATATAAAAAATCAGCATATATATAATACTAAAGAAGATTCATCATATGAAAAATATGATAGAATATATAGGGATTTTAAAAAACATGTTAATAGATGAAGGACATCACGTAAGTAATAATAATTATTTATATGAGTATTGTTTAAAAAAAGATTTAACTAATAAGTCTTTTTTAGATTATGGTTGTAATAACTGTAATTTTTTAAAGTCAATACCAGATAATTTATCTTTTTCTTACACAGGAATAGATGTACAAGAAGACTTTATTAATAATTTTTCTACTGCATATCCAAACCATAATTTTGTTCATTTTAATAAATATCATCCATCATATAATACAACTGGAGATACTGAATTAGAACTAATAGATGCTGTATCTGATACTTATGATTATATATTTGCATGGAATGTATTTACACATTGTACATATGAATATACAAAAGAATGTATAGAAGAAATGAAAGCGGTTTTAAATACTGATGGAAAAATTATATTTAATGTATATTCAAAGGAACATTTGCTTCATTTATCAAATATTATGGTAAATAGAGGAGAAAAATTAAATGGAACTATTACACCATTAACTACATTTGATGATTTTAATAATTATGTATATTGGGTTGATGGTCAAACACTTTCTTATGATACATCTATAGAAGGTGATTTATCAAGCTTATTAACTGCTTATGATATAAATTGGCTAGTTACAGATAGTGGTTGGACATTAAGAGATAGTTGGAATAATAGAGTTTTTACATTTGAAATAGGAGCTTAAATGGCTATTTGGCATATGAGATTACAGGAGTCAGAAATGAACATTGAACAATTAAAAGAAACATTAAAAGTGGATGAAGGAGTAGTATATGAGATATATAATGATCACCTTGGTTATCCTACATTCGGTATCGGCCATCTTGTCTTGGAATCAGACCCAGAACATGGGGCTGAGGTTGGCACTCCAGTCTCAGAGGATAGAGTTGATGAGTGCTTTGAAAAGGATGTAGAAACAGTAATAGAAGATTGTAAAAAATTACATGATGGTTGGGACGGTTATCCTGAAGAGGTAAAACAAATCGTCGCAAACATGATGTTTAATATGGGACTCACGCGCTTGAGTAAGTTTAAACGCCATAATGCAGCGCTGCAGAGTGGTGACTGGAAGGAGGCTGCTAAAGAAGGCAGAGATTCACGATGGTACAAACAAGTGACGAACCGAGCCGAGAGACTTATGTCGAGACTCGAGGCGGTATGAGGTATTATCACAGCAACGAACCACAAATAAATAAAGGTTGGTATTGGTGCAGTGATAAGCAAGGATTTTTCAGATGGTCTGATGTGAATAAATCATTATCTGAAATTATTAATAATAAATAAAATATGGAGGCATTATGTTCAATTGGCTAAAAAATCTTTTCGGATTAGGCGAGCCATCAGGCGTAAGAGCTCGAAATGCAAAGGGAAGATTTATTGCAGATGATAAATCAACTCCTAATGTAAACGAAGCTTATGTAGATGGTAAGACACCAAAGAAAAAAGCTCCTGCTAAAAGAAAAGCTCCGGCTAAAAAGCCAGCAGCTAAAAGAGGCAGACCTAGAAAAAATACAAAAAAGTAAATTGATAGAAGTAACAGATGAAGCTATTCAAAAAATCGTTCAGCTCCAAGAAGAAAAACAATTTGATTATATACGGATTGGAGTTACGGGAGGCGGCTGTGCTGGTTTTGAGTATGTTTTCACTGATAATACTGATATCTATCCTGACGACCTAGTATTAAACTACGGTAAATGGTCTTTTTTAATTAATCAAGAGTCTCAACCTTATATTGAAGGTATGACTCTTGATTACGTCTATGAAGGACTTAATCAACTATTCAAATTCATCAATCCCAAAGAAAAAAATGTGTGTGGATGTGGCGTTTCGGTAACTTTTTAATATAAATAACAACATGGAAGAAGTATTAGCGCTGATAAGCGACGTAGGATTACCTATCGCCGGCGCATTAGTTATGGGCTTCTTCATATTTACTATTATTAAACAGATACTTGAAGGTGTTGTAGATGATATAAAAACTCTTACAATGTTCTGTGAATCATTAGAAAATCGTGCAAGAACGATGAGTAATGAAATGGTAAAAATAGACTTATTAGTAAGTAGTGCATTAGAGTTACGACCTGATATCGAAAGAATTGCAAGAGCAGAAAATTTTATCGAAGATGGTAAACTTGATGTGAGAAGAGATTAGTATGATAGATAATGTTGCAAATTTAATAACTCAATATGGGTTTCCCACAGTGATGGTTATAGGTCTTGGTTATTTTGTATATTTTGTATATAATTTTATTCAAGAGCATTTAGATCCAGCAACTGAAAAAATGCATTTTCAACTAATACGTGTAATTGATCAGATGCGTATGCTCGATCAAGATTTAATTCGTCTCCAGCAAAAGGTAGACACAGTATTAGAATATAAAGAAAATGAAAAGAAAAAAACTAACTCCTCAAAAAATCAGAGAAAAAGCTGAAGTAATCACATTATGTGGATTATTTCTTATATCATTAGCGGCAGTATCACCAAACATTCATGCATCTCCAATTGTTCACGAGTTTAAAAATCCATCATTTAGTGGTATAGGAACTGGTGCTCATTATTTAACAATTGAAAACCAAGAGCATTCACGTAAGAAAGCAATAGAAGAAGCTCTTGAATCTGCAAGAAAAGCTGCAGAAAGAGAAGCAGAAAACACAACATTAGCTAAGTTTATTCGTAACTTAGAGAGCAGAATCTATGCTCAATTTGCTAAACAACTTGTTGAATCAATGTTTAGTAATGATAATCCAGCATCATTTGGCTCGTTTGTATTAGAAGGAAATACCATTACATGGAATCTTGAAGTTGATGAAGCTGGAATAGAATTTATTAGATTAACAATTGTTTCTTCAGATGGAACAACAACAGAAGTGGTAATTCCTGTAGGTACAGGTAATTTTGGCCAGGATCCAGATGCGCCACCGGGCGGTGACGGTGGTTAAGTATTTACTTGCAATAGTATTACTTTTACAAGGATGCGCTTCAGTTCCAAGATGGACAGAAGATCCTCAAAACTGTAATCCTGCAACATGGGAAGAAGGTGTTGATTATCCTGGTGATGTATGGAACTATGCAAAAGCAGCTGGAAGAACATTTAAAAGAGTTGCTCCTTTAATTTGTGTTGAAAATCCAGAGGTTGTAAAACTACCTTCTTATATTGAATTATTACAAGTACCACCAGCTGAATCTATGCCAGTAGTTGCAGTATATCAGTTTCAAGATAAAACAGGACAAAGAAAAGCAAGACCAGGTATTGCAGATTTTTCAACAGCCGTAACTCAAGGTGGAGTTGAAATGGTTATTGATGCGTTAAAAACTGCAGGAAAAGGAACATGGTTTAGAGTTGTTGAAAGAAATGGTATTGACAACTTAGTTCGTGAAAGACAAATTATAAGAAGTGCTCGTCAAGATGTTGCAAAACAAGAAGGGCAAGAAAAATATCAAGATTTGAATCCACTTTTATTCGCAGGAATGATAATAGAAGGTGGAATTATTGGTTATGACACTGACATCAAAACAGGAGGAAGAGGCGCACGAACTCTTGGTATTGGTGTAAGTAATCGATATCGTCAAGATGTCGTAACAATAAGTATGAGAGCCGTATCGGTTCTAACAGGTGAAGTTTTACTTAATGTACAAACTCGAAAAACTATATTTAGTTATGGTTCTGGAGGCGATGTATTTAGATTTATCGAAGAAGGAACTCAACTTGTAGAGTTTGAAGATGGAATTGGAAATAATGAGTCAGTGACTTACGCAGTACGTACAGCAATTGAAGCTGGAGTACTGGAATTAATTAAACAAGGCCACAGACGTGGCTATTGGAAAATAGAGGGGTATAACGAAAATGAATAAAATACTTAGCTTAGTATTATTAATGTCGACATCATTCGTTTTCGCACAAGCCACTGATGATAACGAAATCAATATTACTCAATCTGGTGATACACTTAAATTGTATATCGATCAGATAGGATTTGGTAACAAGATTGGCGGAGATAATGGTTCATCTGGATCACTATCAGCTATGTCAATTACTGGTGCTACTCTTGAGTTTGATCTTGATTTTACAGGGAACCAAAACGTTTTGTTTGGTCCAGTTGTAGCAGATAGTTCTTACTATAAGCTAGACTTTACTGGAGATTCAAACTCAATTGATTGGAACATTGGTTACATTGGTAGTGCTGATAGTTCAAACATTAACTTTGATGTTACTGGCGACAGTAATACTTTTGACTTAGATCAAGGTTATGTTTACAGTGCTGAAAGATTAGATGCAGACTTAATTGTTATAGGAAGCTCAAATGTCTTTGATGTAGACTGGGAAGCTGATGATGTTATATGGAACTTCGATATTACTGGAGGTTCAAATAATATTAACACTTTACAATCAGATGGAGCAAATGAGATGACTGTCACTTTAAGTGGCGATAGTGCTGATATTGATATCAATCAAATATCTGGTACTTGTGCAGGAGCAGACGCTGCATGTGCATCACCAAATGCTTTAATAACATTAGATGTTACAAGTGACAATGCGATTATTCAAATCAATCAAAAAGATTCGGGTAACGATTCTTAATTTCTTATTCATCGGTGGGGTCTTTGCTGACCCCATCGGCGAAGTCATAGAGCAGATCGGTTCAGGTCAAATAATAAGAGATAAAGAAGAAATTACAGTATCTGGCGCATATATGCCAGAGATTGAATTAAACGATATTGCAGAAACTGCAAACGGTAAAATGAAGATTGAGTTTTTGGATAAGGCTCAATTGGATTTAAAAGAACATTCAGAGGTATTAATAGACGAAATATATTATGACCCTGACCCATCATTATCCAAAATGTCAATGAAATTTACAATGGGAACAGCAAGATTTGCTTCAGGTTCTCTTGGATTAGTAAATAAAGCAAATATAGACATACAAACACCAACAGCAACAATAGGTATTCGTGGAACAGACTTCACTACAACCATAGATGAGCTTGGAAGAAGCCTTATAGTTCTATTGCCCGATGCAAACGGTGATCCCTCAGGGGAAATCAGTGTCACGAATTTGGGAGGTGAAGTGATTTTAAACCAGGCATATCAAGCTACTATGGTTTCATCACTAGATGTGATTCCTACGAGCCCTGTACAAATTATGGGTATTACACCATCTATGATTGATAATATGTTTATTGTCAATCCGCCTAAAGCAGTAAAAGAAGCGGTTGAACAACAAGTTGAAGATGATTCAAATCAAGATCAAGGTGTATTAGATATAGACTTTTTAGAATATAATGAATTAGAAAAAGATATTGAAGATTATTTAGAAGAGGAAGAAGACTTTAATCGTATTGATATTGATTATTTAGCTGGAGACTTTTTACCAGATCTTTTAGATGTAATTGAAGAGTTAGTAAAAACAACTCAAAAACTTGGAGATGCTCAAGGAGATAGTGGCTCAAGTAGCGGTGTATGGAAAATTGATGGTCAACAATTTGGATTTAATAAAGATTCGCAATATAATATCTTTGAAGAAGATGGCAACTTAGTTGTGTTTCGAGACAACAATGGTATTATAAATATAATCATAGCCTCTGGTGGTAACGGTTTTATCGATACTCGTGTAGATGGCTATGAAGGAATATTAAGTTTTGGTTCAGGAGAAGGAATTGAAATCTACATCAACCAAGGAAACTAGGAGACTATTAATATCAGTTTATACTGATGGAAAGAAAACGTATTATGTTTACTCGAATTAAAGAATTTATATTTAAATATTGGATATTACCGTGGGGAAATTAATTTTATTATTATCTCTTTTAGCATCTATTATATATGCTGATGATAATGAAATTAATATTTCAACGCCTGTTGCATCTGATAATTTAGATCTTACGTTAGAACAAAGAGGATATAATCAAGAGATTTATTTCTCAATCGGTGGTGCAGATAATACAATAGATATACTTCAAACAGGTGCAAACAATACAGTTAAATGGACTGACACTTGGGGTTCAGGATATAGTTGGGGCGGTGATTTAGACGGAACTGATAATGCTATTACCATCAAACAAAATACCACAACAGGAAATAGTCCAACAAACAACTATTTTGGATTTCATATT